GGTTGCGTCTTCCTGCAGCGTGGCAATGCCGGTGTAGCCAATCGCCGTCGCGCCGCTGGTGGAGATGACGACGCTTGGCCCGTAGTTGTCGCCGCTGTCGCGGGCGCGCAGGACATATGCGCCGGGCTTAAGGGGAACGACGGCAATGGCCGTTGAGCCGGGAACTTCGTCCATGCTGACGGCATTGGCGAAGCTGGGCGAGGATGCCGCCGAATGCCGGATGATGATTGTGCCGCCATATCTGACGTCAAGATCCGGGTGCAGCGTCCATTTCAGGACTGCCAGCCCGCCCGCCGTCTGCAGCGTGAGGCCGGTAATTGCGGCAGGCAGCGCGCCCAGGCCAGACACCTCAAGCGCGCATGACGCGAAGGCCGACGACACGCCGAGCCGCGAGATAGCCTTGACGCGGAATTCCCATTGCCCCGGCGTCCAGTCCAATAGCGTGAACGACAGGTTTTCCGTCCTGCCCTGGCGAACCCAAGCGCCCCCGTTTACGCGGGCGTCGATGATATACTGGTCAACGTAAGGCGACGTCGAGCGCGGCCAAGTGAGGGCAACTTGCGTCTTCACCCCTGCCCCGTCGCGCGTCAGATAGAGGCTTTCGGCGGCGGTGGGGGAACCCGGTGGGGTGACTTTGAAGGCGTTCGGCAGCGTCGTGCGCGGGGCTGCGGCGTATATCTGGAATTCGCTTGAGGCCCAGTCATAGACCAGCGGCGAGGTTTCGCGCAGCGTCAACTGCGGCGCAATCACGGCCCCGGCCTCGCCGCTGCTGAGTTGCAGGTTCACGGCCGCGACGTCGAACGGCTTTGCTGAGAAGCCCCACCGCGCATAGTCCAGCGTCACGGTATCGCCGACCGTCGCCAGCCAGGCGCGCAGCTTGCCGTCGATTTGAACCGTCATTTGCCGGCGGTTGCGCTCAAGTTCAATCTTGGCGAGGCGCTGTGCCATTGATGCCGAAATCGTGAAGGGCAGCGTGATGTCGCGCCAGACAACGTCACCGCCGTCTTCCGTGATGTAAGCCGCCGACTGATACGCCGGAAAATCGTCTGCTACCCAGTCGTTATCGGGCGAAACGAAAGTACCGCGTACAGCGTTGAAGTTCTGCGCCCGGCTGATGCGCGTGGCGACGGACAGGCCCGCCTCGGTGCAGTCGTCCGCCGTCAGGGCAAGCGTCGGCGTCCGGTAGGCTCCGGCATAGATGTGCCACTGCCCCGCCTGCCAGCCGCAGGTCCCGGCCATTGCCGTCAGCAGCCCTTCAATGACTTCTTGCGGCGCAACGCTGGTGTCGATGAGGCCGTTGCAGGTATAGCGCCGCTCCGTGCCGCCGCCCACCTTGGCAACCGTTTCGTCGCAGACGTTCGCCGCCTCAATCAAATCGGCTTCGTTTATCCCGTCGGCCGCCCCGATTTCAGCGCCCAGGCCGTAGATTGGGTCGGCCATGTAGTCCGCAAGGCACAGCGCCGGGTTGGTCTTATAGCTGCGCGAACCCGTGCGCGGGTCAAGGATGTCTTTCTTGCCTTTGACGTAGACGGATACGTTCGGGATTCCATTGGGATAGATGTCGGGATTGAAGCCGAAGTTGAGGAATATCGCCGCCCGGTTCTGCAGCTTGTGCGCGGTTGTCCAGAGTTCGGGGGACGCAGCCCGCAGCGAGGCAAACGCGCCGCCGGTTCCGGTGCCAGTGTGCTTTTCATAGGACAGCCAGCCGACGTATCGCCCAACCACGTTGCCGTCGAAGTCGATTGCCAGTTCGCCGTTCAGGTAGACCGAGCCAATCATTTCGACCGGGTGCGCTGCGAGGGCGATGACCATGTCGAGCGCTTGGTCCGTGATGCCCCCAGCGTCGCGCGTGTTCAGGAAAACAATCGTGCCGCCGACAACCGCTTCGCCGTAGATGATTTTGTGCGGCGCGATGGGCTGGCGCGACGTAACCGTGCGGCCCTTCATTGTCCCGGTATCGACGTTCTTCCGCGTCAGCGCTGCTGCTGCGGTGGACAGCAAAAGCGAAGCGCCGAGGTTGACGACGAAGCCGGCCAAGACGCTGGACGCGGCAAAGGTTGAAATCGCGGCGAACGCGGCGGCAAGAAACGGCATTCAAACCCTCCAGGCGGCGCGGCAGGACGACAATGGCCGCAGGGTGGCCCCCAGCGGCGCGAGAAACAGCCCGTGAGGGCCTATGCAGACACCGAGCGCGTCATCGTCCCCGGCAAGCACCAGGTCGCCGCGCTGCGCTGTTTTAGGCGGTATCGGCGGCCCCATGACGCGGCAGGCCAGCCCTTCGACGGACGACACGCCGAGACGCCGCAGCATTCGCGCCGCGCCCCGTGCCGTGCTGTAGCGTCCGCGCCATTCCGCAGCCGCGTCGATGCCGGTGAGCTGGCGCCGCACGTCGAACGCCCATGTGGCGCAGTCGCGCGAACCCCATGCGAAAGGTGCAGTGTCGGCAATGGCCGCGTGCAGCACTGCCTCCCAGCCGTGCCTACGCATTGCCCCAAGTGATTTCCTGCTCCTGCAGGGCGGTGACGTACTCAAAGCCACGGTCGCCGGGATAAAGCGCCTTCTGGCTTTCGTCAGTGTAGCGCCACTCGCGCGGGCGGGTGAGGTCGATGAGGCGGCTTTCGTAGGTGATGGTGGCAATGGCGCTGTCCTGCCCGTCGGCGATGGTTGGCACGTCCAGGCGGCCCGCGAAGGCCAGCACCGGGTCAGCCACAACCGCGCCGCCTTCCGTCATCAGCGCCACCCAGACTTGCCCCGGCAGGCCTTGGCGTGCCGCGCTGATGCAGGCCGACACAACGTCAGGCGGGACGCCCGACAGCGTGATTGTCAGGCCAGACGCGACGATTGAGGTGGTTTCCTCGACTGCCCCGATGCCCAGCAACGTGCCGGCGCCGGTCCAGAATTTGCCGTCCCATGTAATATCCGCCGTGCCAGACCAAAGCCGCAGGAAGCCGCCGACGAACTGGCCTTCAAAGAAGATGGCCGGGCGGATTTCCTTTGCCGCAAGCGCGGTGACAAACGCCGATGATGCGTTCCGGCTCATATCGCTTCCCGCGCGGTGATGCTGAAGCGGTAGATGTCGCCAAGCCCGATTTGCGCCGGGATGGGCGATGTGGCGCGCAGCAGGACGCCGGGGCTGGTGACGTTGAGCGCCGCATTGTCAGCCGGCACCGAGCGCAGCGGCGGCACAAAGTTCAGCGTTGCGTTACCAGCCGTCGGCGGCGCGTCTGCCGTCAACTGGTACAGGCGGAAGTCGGCGCCCGTGCCGATAGAAAAGCAGTCGCCCGCGTAAAGCCCGGTTCCCGTCCAGCCGTCTGTCAGCAGCGTTGAGCCTGACTGTCCGCCGCCTTTGACGAGGGGCGTGCCGAGGCCGGTGGGGTTGTCGATGTAGGGGTCGCGCAGAACGAACGTGCCAGCAGCGCCGCCAAGGGCTGCGAAGAAGGCGGACAGCTTGCGCCCGTCGCGCGTCTGCGTTGCGGCGAACTCAATCTCATACTCCCACCAGCGTCCGCCCCAGTCCTGCACTTGCTGCGTGCCGGTGAATGGGCTGGTGGTGACGGCAACGGCGGCGCGCAGGGTGCGCGTCATGTTCGTGACCAGCGTCAGGGGAAGTTCGTCGTTCATCAGTAGCCCCTCGCGCCAGCGGCCCGGTTCGCAGATACGGACTGCCGCAGAATGTCCGGCATCGCCTGGCGCAAGCGCGCGTCAATCTGCGCGGCTGTTCCTTCAACTGCGCCGCGCGCGTCGATGTTCACCACCGTGCCGCCGCCGCCCGATGACCGCACGCCCAGCTTCCCGCCGATGCGGGTGAGCGGCATGATTGCTTCCGGCCCGGCTTCGCCCATCAGGCCCGCGCCGTTCGCCATCGGGAACACGGTGGGGCTGTTGACGACGCCGCCAGAGGCGAAGGCTGTGACGCGGCCATTTGAGAAGGCGTTGCCGTTGGCGTTGAGGTTAAACGCGCCCGCGAAGGCACCGCCGACACCGCCATCGCCGAACAAGCCCTTGCTAAAGGCAGAGAACGCTTCGTTTGCAAGGGTGTCTGCCAGCGAGGCGAGAAGGTTCGACACGGCGTCCCGCGCAGATTCGGCGCCGGTTACAAACGAGCCGAACGCGCTGCTGAAGGCGGACTCCATCGACTGGGCCGCACTGCTGGCCTCTCCAGCCTTGTCCTTCAGGTCGTCCACGGCCCGGTTAAACGTGTCCTGGCTGATTTCGCCAGCGGCAAGCAGCGTGTTCAGCTTGCCGAGTTCAATGCCGTATTTTTCCGCCTCGGTGCGCGTCTGGGCGAAGACCCGCGCCGCCTCGCGCTGCAGCTCGTTGGCTTCCTTTTGGGCTGCGCCACCGCCGGTCTTCGGGTCGGGCGGGTTCATGCGCTTATCAAGGGCGTTCTGCGCATCAGTGCCGCCGGGCGTGCGGCCGCCATAGGCAATCGCCGCCTGTCCGCCGGGGCTGAATTCCACAGCCATTTGCGCAAGCTGTCCATCTGCCGCAAGGCGGCCCTGCGCCAGCGCCCACGCGGCTTTCGCGGCGGCAAGAAGCGTATTTGCCAGCCCTGCGGCGGCGCCATCTGCGGAGGAAAACGCCCCCGCAAGGCCAGATGCAATCGAGGAAAGC